CAATAAATTCAGGGTCATACTCAACCCCATAAGATGTGAGTGGCTGGTCACCGATTTTCAGGCGGTTCATGCGTGTGTCGCCGCCGCTCTTGTCAAGCTCCAACAGTTTTCGTGTAAACTGTTGATCATATGTCCCGCCGCGACCACTAACCAAGGGACTTTCAGCAAAATAAAGGCCAGCGCCGTAAGATTGCGCGCCCTCACCAGTACCAAATGTGCGCGGCGACCATTCAAACTTGTCAAAGTCATGCGGGCTTGCGTGATAGGCGCGGATGGCGGCTTTCGGCGCGGCTTCTTCACCCGCACCCATGACTAGCTTCAGGGCTTGCTCAACAATGTCCTTCTTGCCAGCCATCTAAACTCACCCCAACAAACCCGGCTTTGGTTTACTTGCCGCCTGCGCTTGGGTTTTGGCCAAGTTCAGACGCTCCATTTCCTTCTCATGATCCATCTCCAGCGCACTCTGCTGGAGTTTGACCATGGCAAGCTTCTCACGGCTATCACGCTCTGCTGAACGGTTCTGGCCGTCGATAGTGATGTCCTTGTTGTCAACATCAAGCTGCTTGGCTTTTAGCTGCAAGTCTACGCGGTCATTCTCAGCACCCATGAGTGCCGCCTGAGCGTTAAGCATATCGGCTGGATTGCCGCCCTGTGGACCCATCTGAGCTTCCTTGAGGGTCTTCTGAGCCTGAGCGGTCTTGAGGGCAACGTCAGCCTGCGTCTGGGCTGATTCGTTCGCCATCTTGGCCTGAGTAGCCGCCATACCCAGCATGGAAGCCATGGTCTGCGGAGACATTTCGCCAGTGTTCTTTTTAACGAACTCATCTGGATTGTAGCCGATAGTACGCAGAGCCTGACGGTTAACCGCCTGCAAGTCGTACATATCCGGTGCCTGAGAAGCCATCTGGATCAGGGCCATGGTCTTCATCATGCGCTGGGTATGGCTGGCGGTGTTCGGATCAGCCTGCGGAACCAGATAGTAATTCTCAAGGGCCTGAAGGAACGTCTGCTGATCCCATGAATACGCGGGGGCATTGTTGCGCTGCCAGAAGCTTTCCGGGTTATCGCGGAAACAAGCCTTCAGAAGCTGGAATTCCTCCGCCTGAGCGGCGTGGAGGCGCTTGTGTACGCTGTTAAGAACCTTGGTGGCCTGATCTATCATGGCCAGTGTAGTGCCTACAGGAGCGTCCTGACGGCCCTCTCCAACCGCCAGTTCAGCAGTTCCGCCAAGGCGCTGGCCATACTGGGAGATGTTCTCACACAGAGAGGCAAGCGCGCCGGATGGCTCCTTGTATGGCAGCGGCATGATGGCATCGCTGATTCGCATACCGTTGGTCTTGACGGTCGCAGAACCGCCGGGAGGTACGCGGAAGATGTTGGTGTTCTGACGCGCGCCCTGTTCAGCCATCAGGAAGCCGGGGAAGGCGGCGAACATGCCAGCATCCAGAAGCTCACGCCAAGCTGCCGTTACAGCGTTCGTCGTGTTGCCCAGAATATGCAGCAAGCCAATGTCATAGAAGCCCAGACCCGGAACGAACGGGTACTTGACGAACACCTTGCGGGCGGTCGGAAGCTTCTCTTCCTCCTTGTAATTGCGCACGATGCTCAAAATCTGACGGCTGGATACGTCAATCGTCACCCGATACGGAACCTCAAGGCCGGAAGGCTCACCCTTCCACTCATGCTCAAAGCCCTTGATGTCCAATTCGCAGTAGCATTCGTAAATCTCACGATCACGGTCCTCATGGTTCATGACCGTGTTGGATACGCCCTGCTGCGCGTTACGCTCTTCCTGCGCTGCGTTCAGGGACGGCTGGCTGGCCTCAGACAGCGGGATGTCACGGTAAGCGCCAATAATCTGCATACGCTTAACAACGCTGGGCCGCATCATAATACGGTGCGTGATGCGCTTGGCGCTCTCAAGGTCGGTGGCCGAATTGTTAACGATCAGGTCTTCAGCGTCGATGCTCTCAGACACTGGGCGGTTGCGAAGCGGGCAGAAGTAAACCTTCTTGAAGCCATCGCCGCCAAAGCCAACCATGAACAGCATCCGGTCGGTGTCCGGGTAATACTCTGACGCGGTGACGGTCAGGTAATGGTTCATGTCCTTCTCAAGCGCGGCGGCAAGCTTATCAAGCTCCGCACCGGAGTTATTGCTGTCATCCCTGATCTTCACCGGGCCGTCTGTGGGCAGAAGCTCAGAGCGCGCATTAGCCTGAAAACGCAGTACAGCCTCAAGCAACAGCGGGTGGCGAACCTTGCTCATACCTTCGACGGGTGCGCCATCGCTTGTACCCTGCACACCGGGAAGCTCAATCTTGAGGCCCAGAAGCTTTAGCCCCTGAGCGCGGTCTTCGATCCAGTCAGAGCGGGTCTGGATGTCCGCCTCAATGCCACGCAAAAGCTCATCGCCAATGCGCGACAGTTCCGTCTCTTCGATCTCTTCGGCTAGGTTGTCGAACCATCCGGCGGGTTCGTCGGAGTCGGCTCTTGAAATTGGACCTCCGTCAACACTGACGGTGATGTCGCCGTTCGCGTGTTGGATACGCACGACATTCCCTGCTTCGTCCAGTTCCGTGTCTGAACCTCCTTCATCCGCGTCGATAACGACAATATCATCTAAGTTAATCTCCTCTTGGGGTTCAGGCACAAGTCGAATATTGGGGTTCAGGCCAGCCATATCAGTTCAACCTCACTGCTTTCTCTAGCATTTCTGCCATTTCTTCCATGCGCCGGATCGCCTCCATCGCGGCATCGTCTTCGCTTTTTGCAAAAATCGAAAACTTGTGAGGCTTGTCGCTGCCTTCTGTCAGGGCCTCAACATCGTAAACATTGCCATTCTGGCCAATGATGTAAGCCTGCACACGAAGCATGTGTAAATAAACCTCAAACTGGGTAAAGAGGTTTATCGCCTGAATTGCCCTTAAAAGCAAGACTATCTGCAAGTTCCGCTGTCCGCTCAGAGCCGCGCATTAACATTCCGGTATCGCGCAGGAATCGCAGCGCCTGAGTCACGGTATCAACCAAGTCATCGTTCTTGGCCTTCGGGAAGCCAGAGCATTCAGTAATTACCATATCCGCCCATGAAAAATTGGTCGGTGCGTAAACAAGATTGTCTGCAAACAAATGCTGGACGCTGTAAGCGCGGGCAACCTTGTCCTGACCTCTTGGATCAACAAGCTGTACGCCCCAGTTCTCATAGCCGTAAACCCTGCGGATTTCCTGCGCCACGCTTATGCCAGCCGCCTTGTTTTCCAGCAGCATGTAATCAGTCTTGAACTTCTTGTTGGTCGCCGCGATCTTCTCAACCAGTTCGTGCAACTCAAGCTTTGCCCGCCATGCGTTCATTAACATCACGCGCGGGACATCGTTATCGTCCTCAAACACGCCCCAGACCGTCATGGCGGAGTAATCGTTTTCCTCCTTCGTCGTGTAGGCGGTGTCTACTGAGGCAAGAACATACTGAATTTGTGGGTAGTTCTCCTTGTCCCAGTCAACCCACCATTCACGCTTCAGGATACCGCCGCCCTTTGGTTCAGGACGCTGCTGCAACTGACCGGCGGCACCGAATGGCCCCAACTGCCGCTCAAGGCGCACAACGGAATCTTCGTCATATCTCTCTGGCGTTAACAATTCGCCTTCTTCAGTGCGCGGGTCTTCCCAGCCAATAGCATTCGGATACAGGACTGCGGCCCGGTCGGCTTCGTACCGCATAGGCAGCATCAGGTGTACCCAGTCTGATCCCGCATCGCTGGACAGGATATGGCCGGTCAGATCGTCCTCATGCAGCCTCTGCATGACCAGAATGATTGCACCAGTCCGGGGGTTGTTAAGGCGGGTGCTGAGTGAGTTGTCGAACCACTCCAAGGTTGACATACGCACAGCTTCACTTTCCGCCTCCATGGCATTGTGGGGATCGTCAATAATTATACAGTTGTGTGAGAGTACACCATTAGCAAAAAAGTTGCTTTGTCCTTCAACTTGGATGTCATAGACAGACTGCGACTTTCCGCGATGGACGGTAACTGAGGCGACATGGCCAATGTCCCATGATGGTGCATCTTGTGGCATGAACCGCACAGGGTAATCAGGTTTTCCGGCCTGTTGTCCCGCGTATTTTGGTTGATATGATGTATTTGCAGAACTGACCGAGTACGCCCACGCGGAGCTTTTATTTGATGATCTATTGTTCCACAGGTTGAGCAATGATGCCCATCCCTCTCCCGCACAATTTCCGCCATTTCGCGAAACTGATTGGAATACTTGCCTAACTTCGCAAATTTGGAATTGCGGGAACCCTTCATACGCCGGGAGTGTATTTTCCCAGCGCAAGACCGGGAACAGCACTCTCCTGAACCACGAAACTGCTTCTTGCACTCCTTGCAAACTTTTTTGGAAAGCTTGGCTTCCCTGTAAATGGCTTTGCATTCGTCTGAGCAGTACCGCGATTTGCGATTCCTGACAGGCTTTGAGCAATTTACGCAGGAGGCTGTGTTCTTTATGGCGTGATGCCGCGAACAGCAAACTTTGGAGCAATAGGCGTCCCTTGAACCAGTGCGAATGGACTTCCTGAGTTCGTAAAGACGTTTCTCCACGGGATTGAGGCACCAATCGCACAGCAAATTCACTGTCACCAAACGACCCTGCTTCCGTAAGAAGCTTGTCTCCAACCCCCAATTGACTAGCTGGGATATATCCTGCCAACGGGACGAAGATTGGATGATTTCCCGTACAGATAAAGGAATGTCCCTTAGATGTGTGAATTTCATAAACTTCATCCGTCTCACGGGTTTTGGTTGCCAATACCCGCGATACTACCACCCTACCCCGTGAATGATCAAAGGCCATCACTTTCTGGCCCACTGAAATATCTTCAATTGGAATGGTGCCAGTTGGTGTTGACACCATGGTGCCAGCAACAAAGCAGTTTCCGCCTTCACCAGTAAGAGCGCCGCCCACAGATGTCGCCAGCCTGTAGCCGCCCTGAGCGTTGTCAAACCTGATCTTGGTGTTTTGATCTGATGTAATCTGGACCTTCTTGCCCCAATACCGCTGATACCACGGGCTTTCGATCAACCGGCGGGTCTTGACGCTATCACGAATTGACAGCGTTTGGGCGTAGGACGCATGGAGGAACTGAACGCCGGGGCCGGATGTGTCGCTGATTACTTTCTGCTGCGCCCATATCCACGGGTCAAAGGCCACAAGCATGGATGACTTGGACGTTCTTGGCGGCTGGTTAATGATTAGCCGGGTGATTTCGCCCTTCCTGACCGCCTCCAGATGCTCCGCAATTGCCTTGAGGTGCCAGTTATCGACAAACGGGTTGGGGTCGATATACCGCCAGCTTGCGCGCATGAACTGGTAAAGGCTTTCCTCATAAAAAGTAGCCTCAATATCCGCCATCGTATTGATTGCATCAATCGGCTTTGTGGGGTCAGCCCCGAACTTTTCAGCGAACGGAACATCCGTTAACAACATCGCTTTACCCCGGAATCAATGTCGCAATGCCCATGTTTGCTTGACAATATTGGTTTTGTCATCATAACTCCCTAAGCCTAACTCATTCAAGTGATTAACTATTTTGTTAATATTTATTAACAGCGCAGGAACGGGGTCAATGAGGCGCATATCCATCAGGCGAAAACGCAACAAAAATGCGTGGGGAATGGCGTATCCACTTACACACAAAATTGACCTTGATCCTGATTTGGAAGGCAAGAACCTGATTGAGATTGCAGTACACGAAGTCAGCCATGTGGTGTTCCCTCACTTGGATGAAGCGACCGTCGATCTACTGGGGAAACAATGCGCAGACGTTCTTTGGCGTCTAAAATTCAGGGTGAGTGAAGACCATGACTAAGACATGCTCAGATGATGAGTTCATTGAATGCTGGCTGCAAAATAAGGGCTACGTCACTCAAATCTCAAAAGAAATGGGAATAGACCATCGCTCCTGTTATTCGCGCAGGCGCAATATTGAAAAGAAACGCGGGATTGTCTTGCCATCCGGCTCACGCAGACCCGATTGCACCAAGACAAAAGAATATGTGGAGAAATACGGCGCGCGAATTAAGCTGACGATCAAGGACGGCATGGCGGTCATCTTCGGTGACGCCCACTACTGGCCCGGTGACAAGCCCATTGCCCATGCTGCCCTGATCCGTTTCATCAAGAAGTACAAGCCTCAATACATAATCTGCAATGGCGATATGTTCGACGGCGCACGAATCAGCCGTCACGCCCCTACCGGCTGGAGCCATATGCCAGATGTGCGGGACGAAATAGAATACTGCCAGCAGATGGCCTCAGAGATTGAAGAGTCGGCACCCAAAAAGGCAAAATTGATCTGGTGCATGGGCAACCATGACACGCGCTTCTCAGCCAAATTGGCAAGCATGGCACCCGAATATGTGGGCGTTCACGGCACTGACCTGACTGACCATTTCCCTTCGTGGAACTTCGCTTGGTCGGCGGAGATCAACGACGATGTGATGGTGAAGCACCGCTATCATAACGGCCTACACGCAACTTGGAACAACACCCTCAAGAGCGGCAGATCAATGTTTACAAACCATCTGCACCGCCTGATGGTCACGCCACTGACCGACTACAACGGACGCCGCTATGGAGTGGACTGCGGCACACTCAGCGACTTCGGGCCAGCAGAGCAGAAGTTCATTTACGGGGAAGACAATCCGTTCAACTGGGCTTCCGGCTTTGCTGTAGCTACGTTCAAGAACGGCAAGCTGCTGCCGCCAGAGCTTGTGATCGTGCAGGACAAGATCGCCTACTTCAGGGGCGAACCTGTTTAAGGCAGTTCTCCACCAAGGTCGCGTATCCCGCCATATCGTGCCAATGATCCTGCGCATCTGCGTCACCCTCTAACGCGCGCGCAATTTTGACGGCAATCATGTGCAGAGCTTCTTGCTGGAACGGATATAGTTCGCTCCAGTTCTTGCTGTACTCCATGTTCGCTATTAACGAACGGGTCAGATTGGCAACCTGAACGTAGCTACCGTGTGTGTTCTCACGCTTGTTCAGTGTGTCCTGAATCATCCCTGACTCTGATGTATCCATGGTATGGCCCTCCGTATATGCAGCGGTATTCGCCTTTTATGCACCAGCACTGTTTGCACACAGGGCATTTGACGCGCAGATACTGGACACCGCCATCATTTCTTACACGATCCAGTGCATCTTGCATCCGCCCTGATGCTCCTTGTTCCAAATAACCCAGCAATAGTCAATTGAGCCACCGCCGCGTATCTCCTCCCCATGTTTCATCAGCAGATGACCCGGAGGCA